ATACTTTGTGTAACATAGAAATGTCCATTTGCAAATATAAAATCATTTAATTCCCTTGAACGACTATCACCAATATTAACCAAATCTCGCCATAAATAACGATTACCACCAATATATGTTGCATAATCAGGAATATCACTATTCTTTCTTCTAAGAATTAAAGATGGGTATGTTATATCATCACCGAACTTACCATTAAGAATATCACAAAGTTGAAGCCAACTAAACTTTTCTTTATAATGATTTTTATTATTTAAATCATAATTTATATTACTAATAACTTCTTTATCTTCAAAGTCAGTTGCATTTTCGATATATTCTTCATAGTTTGGAGACATTAAGAAATTTATTTGATCAATTACTCTTACACATCTTGTAACATATCTTTTGTCTGATTCATCATCACAAATGAAAATAATATCGTTTACATTAAGCCCATGAGCAATTAAAGTTGTTACTTGTATCAATATCCCATCTTCCTGAATAGGCTTTACCCTTCTTATTCTTAAAGAGTAATGAGAGCCTTGTAACACCCTTGTATATTCTCTAATCTTAATAGGATAATGTGCTTGGTAATAGTACCCCTCAGGCCTTGTAATTGTTCCGTAATCTACAGTGAGCTTTGTATCCTCAAACTTATTCTTTATACCATAAACTGCTGTATATTCTTTAACTTCAAATAATATCTGTTTATCTCCAACAGTTCTAATTTTATCATAATCATCTTGAAATATCTCATGATATTGGTATTGAGAATAATGTTCGTTCTCGATCGTTTCTCTCTGTGCAGTATTAAAACGATGCATTACTCTACTGATTAATTTTTCTTTAAAATCAACAGGATTATATTCAACTAAATCACCATTAAAATAAGTGTTACACCACTTAATATCATCATCTAAATTTAGACTATCACGATCTTTACGTATTTTAGCATTCATATTGCTAAATTCATTAACAACATTTGTAATGTGATGAACAGACGATAATTTTTTCCAATAACTAATTGGTGCAGTTGTTTCTTCTGTGTCTAATGCACCGACGTACATTTCAAAACCACTTGTTACTTTACCAAAGCAATGTGAAAACTCAATCTTATAACCATTGTAATCAACCCCATATGTTTTTTTAAAGCCCTCTTGTTCAGTTTGATCTAAATCTTTCAATTTCTTATTACTATATAAAGGTTTGTCTTTATTATACCAAACTTCGTGGCCTGCATTGTTCTTTACAAACGTATAATATATTTCTGACAACGGTCTCCCTAAATTATCAGTTAAGCCTTTAACATTAATTCCATCAGTAAATGTAATTTGTGCCACATTATCGTTATATATACTCGAAGCAAAACCTAACTGATATGTTTCATTACTAAAAGTTTTTTGGTAATTAAAATTAACAGAATCCATTGCATTTTCTTTAACATACGCATCAAATTTACCATTAAACTTTGCTTTATGGGTAGTTTCTTCCTCAGTCATTTCTCTTTGTGCACTCTTCAAATTTGGTATTTGTCTAAATTGTCTTATGTAATAAGTCGATTTTACACCATTAACACAACGGCGCACTCTGAAATTTGTATATCTCAAAAGTTTGTTAAGTAACTCAGTTTTCAACACATGGTTTTCATCATAAATGTCTTTTTGGTCATCTATTGGTTTACCCTCCTTATCGTACATTAAGTCATAAAATGGTATTAATTTACACAACTCTTCATAAGATGCTGTTGTTTTATCTTTAATAGTTTTTGCGACAAAAACAACATATGATTTATAAATTTCTTTTAATAATGACACATCTGATGTATAGAAATAATACTCATCGTTATTTCTACTCATATCACCAACATTCGTTACCTTATGATATATTTCTGACTCATAATACACTTCAGTTCCATTCAATGTATTTTCCCCAAACTTATCACATTCACCATATGTTTTAAGTTCATGACGATCATCTCCACAATATTTGTCATTATATGGATTTGTATAATACAAATAGAACATATCACCTTGTTTTAGACCATGTTTGGTATATGTACGGAAAATAATGCTATTTCCACCAATTCTACCTGAGCCTAACTGAGCAGTGACAATTTTTAAACCCATCCATCTATTACCCTCACTTATAGTTTCATCAGCATAATCACCAAAAGAATTGATGGAGCGTTTAATATAAGAAGATCCACCAAGACATATTGGATGTTCATAGATATTTTTATATGGATATGTTAGTACAACATTCCAATTATTCTCATTTTCGTGGGTATATTTGTTATATTTTGGGGCAAAAGAATATAAACTTCTATCAGGATACATGTCTATGAACTCACAAGCCTTATGATTATTTAAGGCTTTACCAATATCCATGCTATTCCATTTTCTATTTTCTATTTTTTGTGGGTCAATTGTTGTGTTATTTGTAAACCCCCACCACCCATTATCTTCATACAAATTTTGGTTTATGCTTTCATCAATGGATAAAATGTCATCATGCAAGTATAAATGTTTTTCATATTTAAATTCCTGCGTCTTAATTGACTCAAGTGATTGGCGTTTAGAAACTTTTTTATAATTACCATTTCTATCCCTCAAATAATCAGATAACGTATTAAACACTTTTTTAGCATCTGTTGTTGGACCATCCTTTGGAATTGGATTAACAACCTTAAATGATGTGTTTCTAAGTAAATGATTATCAAAGAAATCATAACCTGGGTGATACTCATATCCACCATGTTCTTTACTTGAATATTCAGTATTTGAAATCATATGAACACGGTCAGGCTTATTTAATCCAATAGTATTATTGATCTCTATTTCATTATTGGGGTCTTCCCTATTACTTTTGTCTGTTATAACGATTGTTTCATTAGACCCCTCATTTTTTACAATTTCAGTTAACGCATTAAATAATACATTACTACAATAAGGCACAACAGTTAGAATCAAACGGAATTTATTGCCCGCTTGACGCTCTTCTTCATATACACTCCTTTGGCTTAATGTTGAACTAACATTTGGAAAAGGTATTGCCTTAGTTGTCTGTTTAAGATTAACGTCAACCTTATGAGTTGACGGTAAACCTTTTACAGAATCTGTTGCACTTGTTCTTATTTCGTGTCTATTCATTATCTAACTTTTGTTACTACTATAATATCTTTTTCTTTGTATTTTATCTCGTGCATTGCATTTGCTTCTGAGAACAAGATAAAATCACTCGCCTTTAAGTCAATTAAATTAACATCCGTTTTGGTAATATTGCCATCCTCAAGATAACATGGGTCATTTGGATCTATAAATTCTTGTGTACTAATATCTTCTGAATAACCTTCACCATATTTGTTCTCACATAACATATCAACAAATTGAATAACACCATCCAATTTTGTTATTTCTTTTTGAAGGTCTCCAAGATATATATCTTCACCCATTTGATGTCTACGTACGTCCATATAATCACTAATTTTTCTAATGATTCTTTGTACGACTTCTGATTTATCATAAGTTTTATCAATATAAACAGTAACTCTAAATCCAACGTTGATAACTTTACCCGACTTAATCTCAACAAAATCATTTACCATCTTATACTTAGATAGATATTCTTTCATATTCTCAGCTACTGTCTCACTTAATATGTTTGTTAATTTACCATTACTATCAAGCCCTAATGTATAAATTGCGATTTTATTGTTCTCCTCAATAACACCCATACGGAAAGGTAAACCATATTTAGCAGGGATTTTAGTTAATCGAGAATAATAATCGTTAAGTGTTACACATCTATTTTGTTCTCCATTATTATATTTAATAAAATGCTTAATTTCATCAGCATTTGGAAGGTCTTTACCCCCATATGAAACAGTTGGATTAGTTACTTTAATGCTATCTTTAACTGCACGTTTTTTGGCAGCATCCATACGATCATCACAATTTCCGTCAATATTATAGTTAATTGAAATAATGTTATTTAATGTATGTTCTGCAATATTACTAATCTCACCACCACCAACACGATAAAGCACATAAAGAGTTGACCCTGTTTCAGGCAATGCACCCATATAATCGTTAGCATACATCTTGGACATCATATATTGTGTAAATTCTTTTGCATTATCAGGAATATTACCATACTGATTACGTATGCCTGCACCAAATGTAATCTTTAAACGATAGTCATTAGTATATTCCGTTGTAAATTTGTTTTTCAATCTTTTCCAACGACCTTTAACGGCAACTCTCATTGGGTATAGTTTACTAATTTCAGAAGATTCAATGTCGTAATCAGGTTTTTCACCTTTCTTAATTTTTTTAGAGTTATTAGAAATCTCTTGGGTAATGATTTCTGTAGCATCTACTACTTCCCAAACAGGATTATAATAATGACGATAATTAACTAACTCATCTTTTTCATTTGGATATCCACCATCATACTCTTCTACCGCATATCCAAATCGGTATTGATCAATTAAATTATCAACCTCAAAATAACGTTGAATTGGTTTTCCACTATAATCATAATATGTTTCCTTATCGACATAAAACTCAGCAAGTGTTGGATCAGATGTAATATTTTCACCTTGACGCACAATAATGCTTTCAACATTAAGAACATTCTTATCAGAAAGAGTAATTGACATAAATGGTTCAATATCAGAAGATTGAACAACCATTTTATATATTTTGCTCTGTGCTGCAACGGCAATTGCAAGTTTTTTATACGTGTAATTCTCAATATTACCGTTAGAATTTCTATTTGTTATAATTTCTCTATTAGAATAACCATCACGATTAAACTGTTCTTTAAAATCAACATCTTCATCCAATTCAAATGTAACAGAACCTGTTGAAAACAAAGTGCCACGTCTAATATATGGGCAATAGTCTTCATCAGGAGTAGATAAACGGCCATCACTATTATCACCTGTGTCATTCACAGGTATTTCACAAGTTAATTCAACTTCAACAATTGCTGCTTTTTGCCCGGGTATTCTTAATCCATTACTTCGTGCCAACGCAACCAAAGATGCCATTTCTTTAGCACTTTCAATATTAGTCTCTTGAAACACTCTATCAGTATGGAAAGATAGATTATCACCAACATCTGAAACCAACTCAATAAGCCACTCACCAATTGAAGAATCATTCAAAGAAGCAAAAACATCAGGGTAATATTTACGTGTTAATTCTCTAATTTCATTTTTATAATCGTCGTAATTTCTTGCGACATAACTAATTTTATTTTCAGCCATTTTTTATTTGTTTTTCTATTTTATAAAGGTGTATGTATCTCATATAAACTTGTAGAACCATCATCCTCCATTACAGAATAGCGTATTTGAGCATTTAACCCTAAGCCATTGTCTGTTTCAACTATTATAATATCCTCTAATGAACAATCAGGCACCCATTTTTTTACTGTTTGTTTTAAAGTCAACATTACATCACTAAATGTTTCATTCTCGTTTGGGTTAAACAAAAATTGAATTAAATTAGTCCCAAATGTTGGCCGTCTTAACCTCTGACCAATTGGTGTAAATAAAACGTGCATTAACTCACTCTTAACCATCTCAGCTTTTGTTGTGTTTAAGTCTAAACATTTACCCGTTTCTGATACTATCTGAATTGGAAATTTTATTCCATAATATTGGGTCTTAGCCATAAAAAAAATCCTATATCTATCTTTAAGATAAATATAGGATTTATTACTTTTAATATCAATTCAATTCACTCTCTTTAAACTCTCCATCAGACGTCTTCTTCCATATAATTTGGTTTTCTGAACCTCTAAATGAGAGGGCTACATTTCTCTTTGAGAGAATAAATTTACCGTCAACAATATAATCACACAGATTGACAAGTTCCTTTTGAGCTTCATCAAGATTCTTTATTTCGTCCATCGTAAAACCTGTATAGAGCCATATGTCTTTCGTATTTCCGAATTTTTCTCTAAATCTCTTTACAACTCCTAACATTTCATCTGCACTAAATAATGGGTCTCCACCTGTAAGTGTTAAACCCTTAATATAAGGTTTAGACAGTCGGTCAAATAAAATATCTTCAACCTCTTGTGTAAATTCCTTACCGGCATCAAAAGCCCACGTCTTAACATTGTGACAACCTTCACATTTATGTTTACACCCACTAACATATAATGCGACGCGGAATCCTTCTCCGTCAACAATAGTACAATTAATAATACCACTATATTTCACTTTATCTGCCGTTTTTTTAATTATACTAAAATGTGTTCTTCATGTTTCGTTCTATCTTTAAATTCATTCTGCTTACCTTCGTTGAATCGACGCACATCTGAGCTTAGATAGCCTGTTACACGACCAAGGTGCTCAATGTTATCACTTCCGCATACAGGACACGTATCACCTTCCATATCGCCCGAATAGCCACATTCTTTACAATTGTCAATCGGGAAATTAATAGCAGCATAAGGAATATCCTTATCCATCATGTAATTAACCATTTCCTCTAAAGCATCAATGTTGCTTCGCACCTTTGAATCCACTTCAACATAAGTAATACAGCCCGAAGAAGAATAACCTGTTAATTGACTTTCAATATCAACCTTTTGGAATGGTGTCATTTCTTCCCAAACAGGTACATGAATTGAATTTGTAAAATATTCTCTATCAGATACCTTTGGAATTACACCATATTTACCCTTGAATTTTTTCATTGCTGTAAAACAAAGATTTTCAGCCATATCTCACCCTCGGTTTCCCGATATTTTGACTTTTAGGGGACTAGACTATATCTTCACCCTCTAAACCATTTAAGGTTTGGTAGGGGCTTCACATTTCCACGTTATGTGTACTCTACTCAGTTACTCTATATTTAATTTCTCAAATATATACCTTTTCGATAGTCGTTAGAGAACAAAACCTTTAGAAAAGTTTTATCCTACGGGGTTAACTTATTTTAACAATTTAATTGTTAAAACTTAGTCTTTCTTACTAGATTATTACTCTCAACCCGTTTAGTGAAGGATTTGTACATAAGATTACTCTTATGCCGCCCACTCAAATCTAGGCGTATAATAAACTCCAAAATTCAATTTGTATTCTTCCTTAAATTCAGAACATTTCTTTTTGAACAATCTTTCAATTCGTTTTGCAAGTTCCATACCCTCTTCGGTTGTTTGGTTCTTACCAATAAGAATTTGAAGACATTCAGCCAATCCAAGTTGCCCTACTGCCAATGTACCATGTTTAAGTGCAGAACGAATACCCTCCTCAGGAATATATCCCTTCATCGTTCCGTTTTTCCACATAAATGGTGCACTCTTAGGATTCTGTGACGCAATCCATTCAAATCTGTCAATAAGGGAATCCTTTGTTTGGTCAATTTTACGAGAAAGCAATCTCATAAACTTATCCAACTTCTTTTCTTTATCACCTGAAATGACACCTTTTCTCAAATCTTCAAGCTCAGATTCTTCCAAGACTTCCATTGCAAGTGTGGGTAAAATAATTGTCTGTGGGCAAATGTTTCCTCGACCATCTTTCAATTGGCCAAAACCATTAATATCATAACCATTTGCAGTTCTACACGTTTTTTTCTATTGTTACCAATAGCACTGACTATATCTTCCATCAATCATGATGGTCTCGCGCTCCGAATTAGTGCTTATCTCTAATTCTACTCCCTTACACTCATCAGGGATAGTCGATACACATTTATGGATTTCTCCAATTTAGCACGGATCTCATCCTTATTTTCTATAAATAAGGACCTAACCGTTAGCAAACCATTCTTAATGGTTCACACCCCTTAGCAGGGTTCACGAGATTTGAAATGGGCTGTAGTTTCCACTTACCCATTGTAGAGAAGTATGTTCGTGGGTCATTCTTGTCATATCCCTTATTACCACTCCAATCAATATTAGCATAATTAGGATAAATACGCTTTGCTGTAGACTGAAGTGCCTTTCGGAATAAATAATAGTTTGGATCGCCTGGCTTTCTATTAATCCCCTTACCTAATTGGAAAATTCCACAAGGGAAAATTGGGGTGAGATGATGTTTACCCGTTCCTCTAATAGAACCATCAAGTAATGCTTCAATTACCATTTGTCCTTCAGGTAGTGTGCAAGATCCGTAATTCAATGAACTAAATGGCAATTGTGAACCTGGGCGACTTTGAAGAGTATTCAAGTTGTGTATCAAAGCCTCAACAGCTTGCATTAACTCAATTCTTGTATCAAACAAAGCAGCATTGGCTAAATGCTTATCAAGTTTATCAAAGTTATCAAATCTAAAATCTTCTGTTGTTAGATTAAATTTCTTTAAAAACTCTTCTTTATGTTTATCTACCCATTCATCAATTTCATCATTATTCATTGAAATAACAGATAGGGTATCAAAATCTTCTTGACCCTTTATGTAATTTAGTACATAATGTTTAAAGAATGATTTACGTACATAAGGAACCATTGTCCAATCCACATGTGTTGCACTTATGCCACCAAATTGTTCTTGTGATTGAATCTGAAAATATACGGCCGTCAATTGCATTGCTGAATTGATACTTGCAGCAGGACGAATATCTGTTTGACCAACCTTAGCACCGTTTGCCAAAAGGTCATCTAACGGTAAACTTAAACAGTTGTGTTCTCCACTTGCATAGTTGTCGAGGTCATGTACATAACTTTCATTGTTGAGGTGATTTCTCTTAGTTTGTTTTGATACGCAGTTGTTAAGAGCAAAATCCTTCTTATATACATTACTTGCCTCAGCCATTCTTCCACTAAATGAGTACTCATCAAGATTAGCATTCTGATTTTCTACATTCTCAGCCATCAGTTTCTTCGCAAACTCTCTTGCAAGACCCTTTCTTTCATCTCGAATAAGTTTGTGAGTTAGACGATAGTCATGAAATGCGATTGCCACTTCAACATCATTTTCAAACAAACACTTCTCAATACTATCTTGGATGTCTTCCACGTTTAGACCAACATCTTCATTAAGTTTATTAACGCCCAAACGTTCAAACACGCATTTAAGTACATCTTCATCTAATTCCTTTCCAATAGAACGATAAGCACTTTCGATTGCCTTACGCACCTTGTTTTCTTGGAAAACTTCTTTTGTTTTTTTGTCTCTCTTTAATACTTGAAACATTATAAATTATTTTTATTATTTTATTTTGACATTAATAAGTATGCAAGTTTTTTAGAAAAAAACACAATAAAATTGTCATAACCACATAAATCACTGTGTATCAGCATAAAAAAAAATATATTTTTTTTATGAGATAAAAACAGTTAAATAAGATATTTAGTTAGCGTTTTTGACGACTTTTCATTATACTATTAGCAATCTTTTCTCTTGTGCGTTGCATCTGAATATCTTCTTGTTGTGCAATAAAATCAAGTGCTTGGTCTTCATCTTCATCGATTTCAAAACGACACGTACCATTGTTAAATTTGACATTAGGCATAACAGAATCATCCATACGTCCTGCGCGGAACTTCTCCAATGAAATTGTTACACGATGGTTCTTTTTCTGCTCTTGTGTTCTTGCCAAAGTGATAATTACGTGTCCAATTTGAATCTTTTTCACAGAACCACCACCAGAACTCAAACCAAGAATCTCCTTATCAAAAGAATCCTTTGTACCCTGAATAGGAACCCAAAGTCCTACTTCATATTTATGTGCCAACGCCTCAAGTTTACGCATGGTACGACCTTCCTTAGACCATTCACTATCAGTTTTATCAGCACTATCATATTCCAAGCATTCAAAATAGTCAATGATAATCAAGTCAGGTTTAAAACCTCGTGCGATACCTTGCTTAACAATTTGTTCAATTCGTCCAACAGTAACTTCACCACTCGGAAGATGGAAGCACCACAAATTTTCCTTAATCATTTGTGCTTCCTCAAACAATTCATTTTTAAGGCGAGATTTAACATTTTCTTTAAACTCAGGTTTTGACAAATCAATTGCATCAACACCTGTAAGCCAACCATAATATTTGCGCTTAATATTAACATCTTCATCCTCAAAATGAATATGAAGAACCTTAAATCCGCGATAATCATTGTCCTTACATTTATAAGTTGCCGCAGAAGCAGCGAACCCTGTCGTTGCGGATGATTTACCAACGCCTGAAGGTGCAATAATAACACCCAATTCACCCATTCCAAGGCCACCATACAAAGCCTTATCCAAACGAGAAAAACCTGTGGGTATTACCTTACGATAATTTTCTTCAAGTGCCTCATCAATTCCGTCCATAGGGTTATATCCCATATCAAGACTAACATTAGTATCAAGTGCACTTCTAATCAAGTCCTCAATATCGTAATACTTAGAAACATTACCTTCTTTAACAATTTCAATTGATTTATTGATTGCCTTGGTCAAATTTTGTTGTTTAAAAAACTTATCAGCTTCTGATTTAACAATGTCTTGACCAACCAAATCAATCTCACGCAAAACTTGGAGTGTAGACAAAATGGTGTCCAAAGTGATAGCATCATGCACGTGGACACGGATATACAAATCCATATCTACATATGTTGGTGCAACCCCACTTTCGTTGTAGCGGTCTTTCATAAAGCCAACAATACGTCTCAAAACATCCTCCGTGAACATATTTTGGTCAACAATTGGGTTAATCATTGTAAAGAATGTAGAATCCTCAAAAAACAACTTAACCAACTTGTGTTGAAAATCAATACCAAGATAACCCAAGTCAATCTTTGTGGCATCATTAGCCACTTTTACCACTTTTTTTGCCATTATTTACTTATTATTTTAAATATTTGTTTTATATTGTTTATTGAAAAATAAAAGGTGCCAACAACTTTGTTGACACCTTAATTGATTACATATGACGATTAACGTAATCAAACTTTGATTGAGAAAGGTGTCGGTCAGACCAACGATTATATGCATTAGTCTTCTGACGAACTGCAGCTGCCCATCCCTTCACGAAATCAATAGGATAGTTTGTGTAATAATACTTCTTATTACCATATTTTACACTCGTAGTGTACCCCTTATCGATTGAGTTTCCATCATCATCAACATCATTACTAAGGGTGTCACAAAACAGCTTAATTATGTTGTAAATAAGGTCAGGACGCCCACTGTTAAGGCTTTTTGTCATTTGCTGACTAAACGTCATACGCATAGGGTCTACATTCTTATAAGATGCGTTTGAATTTGAAAGGTCAATACAATTACGCACATACTTTGGGTACACAGTACCATCCCAAACTTCCTCATACACGGCTTTATCATCAAAAAGATAGCTGAATTTTAGGGTAAAAGGTGAATCATCAACCTCTTCTTCAACATCATAATCGATGTATGTCTTATTGAGTACAATACCATTTGACAAAGTAACTTCACCTCGAACATCATCTTGAAACACAAGTGCTGCATCGTGATTACTAAGTTTCTCGCCATTATAGAAACCCGTAAGCTTCGTACTCTTGCCCATTGTAATGGCCGTGTAAATGCGACTTTTAGACTTGAGATCATCCTTAATCATATGCACAATGTCGCGAATTGTGTAATACAACTCCTCTGAATTTAGAGACTTAGGATTAAACCCGTTAACTTTAAAATAGCGCTGACAAATAATGTTACCATTTGCAGAAAGCACAAACTGATGTCGTTCCTTCCATTGTGTGTTGTCAATCACCTTTACTTCTTTTTCTTTCTTTAAAATTTCACTCATTACGAAATTCATTTAAATGTTTAACAAATCAATTAATTATCTACTGTATTCTTAATATACTACGAAAATCTTCAAAAAACAAATCAATATTGGATATTTTTTTTCTCGTTTTCCATAACATTCAGATACTCATTGAAAAAATTACCAAAGGTTGTTGTATCTTTTAGTTTATCAATATCATATTTCAAAATAATATTATACAAATTCTCCAAACTTCGCCCTTCAGGATCAATTGGAGCATACATTATTGTATCCATTAGTTCCTTGGCTTCATCAGTCATTAAAGGATTCCTTAAATCAATTATCTTTCGATTGATTTCATAAATCATATCCCCCTGAACACCATCTGTAACCCTATTCACAATATTTTCAGCCCACTTTAAAGGCTTCTTTTTGTTTTCTTTGCGAACTTCATTTATTTGACGTGCCCTATTAACAACCTCTTCTAATTCAATCTTACGTGTTTTGAACTCTGAGAAATTATCAAATAGTGTTTTTTCTCCAACTCCTTTTATTCCTTTAATATTATCAGATGCATCCCCACAAATCATCTTTTTAAGGACGACATTCTGATAATTATACCCCATTACATCCGTATGATTTTTCGTGTTAATAAACTTTTTCAATGATTGTACATACACGATTACATCATCGGAAATTAATTGGGTTAAATCTCGGTCATTAGATACAATAACGATACGTTCGTTAGGTTTCTTATGTGCCACATAATACCCAATAAAGTCGTCAGCTTCCGTATAATCGCACAAACATTGTCTAATGAACAATTCCTCTAAACACTCCATAACAACGTCTCTCTGCCAATAAAAAAGGTCTTTATGCCGTTTCCTTTCGGAAATCTTGATTGGGTCTTTTTGTTTAAAGAAATAATTCTGCATAGATTTTATCTTACTGTTCACTGCTTGCATATATGGAGACAAACCGCCCTCCTCAAATTCCTTATCACGATTAGCTTTATATTGACTATTTAATTGATAACGCAATTGTCCAGATTCTTGTC